ATGAGAAAGACCTGTATGTTGCAGGACGGTTGACCAGATGAAGGTTGCCTTTGATGCAACTCGCGTCACAGCATTACTCGACAGGACTGTGAAAGCATTACCTGCTGAGATTGATAAAGCCTTGGCTATGACAGCAATGCAAGGCATCAACATGATTGAGGATCGGACGGCAAAAGGTAAAGGATATCTGTTCAGATTTGCTCCATATTCACCCACTTATGCTAAGTTCAGATCATCTAAAGGCAGACAGATCACACCTGTCAATCTCAACTTTACAGGCCGTATGCTAAGTTCTATGGCTGCTCGCAAAGTCACGCGAGGCGTTCAGGAAATCTACTTCACCAGAGCAGAAGAAGCGCGTAAGGCATACTTCCACAATGTTACTGGCGCAGGTAACGGTAGAATTGTTCGTCCTTTCTTTGGATTTAATGATCGTGAAAAAGCGTTTTTAGGCAAATTCTTTAAGAGCAGGTTATTGAAATGAGCGTTCGTGAATCCGTAGCATCAAACATCGTAACGACACTTCAAGCAGCGACATCTCCTGTCACGCCTGTCTATGTTACACGCGAGCCATTCAAGTTCGATGAATTATCTAATGCTCAATTCCCTGCGATCCTGGTGCAAACAGGAACAGAGTTAAGGCGTGATGTCACGATTGGCGATGACGGCATCACTAGAGAAGGCATCATCAGCTACGAATTGATTGGTTATGTCAAATCCACAACTATTGATACTGCGCGAAACAACCTGATTGAGACGATTGAAGAAGCACTTGATGCTGATCGTACTCGCGGTGGTAACGTCTTAGATACGCAAGTAGTTTCTGTCGAGACAGATGAAGGAACAATTGCACCGATTGGTGGCGTTATCGTCACAGTCGAAGTCATGTATAATTTCGTCAGAGGTAACACTTAATGAAGATGTACCACAAAAACGCTGAACAACCGATTTCTGTGCAACCTGATCGCGTGGAAGAAATGAAGCGCAAAGGATGGACGGAGAAAAAGCCTACTCAGGCGACTTCCAAAAAGCCGGAAACAAAAGAGGTAATTGAAGATGGCAACGCATAAAGGTTCTGAAGGAGTCGTAAAAGTCGGCTCAAACACTGTGGCTGAAGTACGCGACTGGTCTATCACGATCACTAGCGATACGGTTGAAGATACAACTATGGGTGACTCTGCTCGCACATACAAGCCTTCACTGACTTCTGCTACTGGATCAATTTCTGCATATTGGGATGAGACAGATGCTACTGGACAAGGCGCAATGACAGCCGGATCAGAAGTAACTCTGAACCTCTATCCTGAAGGCGATGGCGCAGGTGACACTTACTACACAGCGTCCGTGATTATCACAGAAGAAGGTGCATCTGCATCGTTTGACGGAATGGTAGAAGCTAGCTACTCATTCGCTGCTAATGGTGCGGTTACAACGACAACTGTTTAAGGATACTTTATGAATGTACTGGAGCGAGCCACAGCGCATTTCGATGCACAAGGCGTTACACGAATAGAAGTACCAGAGTGGCCTGACGAGAAAGGTAATCCGACTGTCGTATACAGTCAGCCTTTCACGTTAGGTGACCGAAAGAAGTTAATCAAATTCGCACAGGAAGATGATCTGGAATTTATTGTCCGCATGGTCATCATGAAGTGTGAAGATGAGTCAGGCGAAAAGGTGTTTGATCTGAGTGACAAACCCACGCTGATGAACAAGGTTGATCCTGAAATCATCTCGCGTATCGCTGCACAGATTGTCGCAAGTCCTTCTCAAGAGGAACAAGCGGGAAACTAACGAACGATCCTGAGTTAATGGCTAAGTATGCCTTGGCTGAACGACTACATAAGACAGTGGCAGAAATCGATCAACTGACTTATGAGGAATTTAACGGATGGATCGCATATTTCGAGATGAGGCGCAAAGATGGCGAATGAAAAGATAAATATTCTAGTCGAAGCGCAAGACAACGCCTCTGCTCCACTCAAAAAAGTTCGTGGTTCAATTGACCAGGTTGGCGCATCAGCCAAGAAAACTGCACAGACTGCTAGAGGTGTCACTGACTCAATCGGTGGTGTAGGCCGTAACGCAGGTCAGGCAGGTATTCAGGTTCAGCAGTTTGTCGGACAGCTACAAGGTGGCGTTAGTCCGATGGTTGCCTTGTCACAGCAAGCGGCTGACTTAGGTTTTGTCTTAGGCGTTCCTTTAGTCGGTGCAATCGTTTCAATCGGTGCTGTTGTCGCGGGAACACTTCTTCCTTCATTGATGGAAGCAGAAGAATCATTTGCTGATCTACGCAAGGAAGCAGAAGGTCTTGGTATTGGCCTGACGCAATTGCCTTCAAAACTAACTGAACAGAATCTCTTGTTACTTGGCACACAAGCAGGTCAAGCAGGACAAAAAGTTCAGGGTTTACAGAAAGACTTACAGAAACTCAAAGGCGATCTAATTATCGCTCAAGCAGTTGGTGATAGTGCAGATGAATTTGGTGATCTTGGCACTAATGTAGAAGCCACAGAAACAGCAATTGCTGAGTTAGAGATTGAACTGGCTAAGGCAAATCTTCAGTTAGATATTGCCAACAAGAACGTCATGAATTTCTCTGATTCTTTATATGAGCAATATAAACGCGCACAAGAGGCAAAGAACGCCATCACCAATTACTACGATGGTATCAAAGCAGCGAACGTCACTGATAAAGATCATCTTGATGGATTGCGTAAGAAAGCAGACGCACTAAAGGCTCAGATCGATCCAATGTTTGCCTACAACCAGGCGGTTCAAGAATATGAACGCATGGCGGCAAACAACCTCATCACTGAGAAGCAGTTAGCAGAGGCCAAGAAAGTTCTGCGTGATCGAGTCCTTGGCGTTAAAGATGCAACTGATAAAATGAATCTCACGATGCAGAATGTTCGCGCTACTGGCATTCGATCATTAGAAGATGGTCTGGTTGGCATTATCACGCAAACAACATCTGTCAAAGATGCTTTCCGTAGCATGGCAAATGCAATCATTGCTGACCTTGCTCGCATGGCTATTCGTAAAGCGATCACAATGCCTCTTGCACAGAGTTTTGGTCTAACGTCATTCGATGGCGGTGGATACACGGGATCAGGCGGACGTTCTGGTGGTGTTGATGGCAAAGGTGGATTCCCTGCCATTCTGCATCCAAATGAGACAGTCGTAGATCACACCAAAGGTCAAAGCATGGGTGGATCGCCAATCAATGTCACACTGAATATCTCAACAGGCGTAGCGCAGACTGTACGGACTGAAATACAATCAATGCTACCGATGATTACTAACGCAACCAAAGCAGCTATCGTAGATGCGAAACAGCGTGGCGGTTCATTCGCAAGGGCAATGGCATAATGGCAATCACATATCCTTTAGCGTTACCGACTCACACGGGCATTCAATCAGTCAATCTCAGAGCAAACGACATTGTTGGTATGAATATGTCGCCTTTCTCTGCATCACAGCAGGTGTACAAGTACACTGGACAATTCTGGGAAGCAGATATCTCTTTGCCACCGATGAAACGCGCTGATGCTGAATACTGGATTACATTCTTGATGAAGTTGAATGGTGCTTATGGAACTTTCTTACTTGGCGATCCTTCCGCAAATACTGCCCGTGGAGTGGCTACTGGCAGTCCCCTTGTTAATGGCGCATCGCAAACAGGCTACGAACTAATCACTGATGGTTGGACTCCTGACACAACAGGAATCCTCAAGGCAGGTGATTATATCCAGTTGGGATCAGGTTCTACCTCACGCTTGTATAAAGTCCTCGATGATGTGGACTCAGACGCATCAGGGAACGCTACATTCGACATTTGGCCGAATCTAAGGTCATCACCTGCTGATAATGCAACAATCACTGTATCGAACTGCAAGAGCGTCTTTCGCTTATCGACTAACGTGACAGAAATGAATGTGAATGAAGCGTCAATCTATGGCGTTACATTCGGTGCTAGAGAAGCCTTGTAATGAGTCGCACATTACCTGCTGCATTAGCCACTGAGTTTGGTTCAGTTGAACTCAAGCCATTTCAGGCAGTAGAGATTACGTTTTCTGATGGAGTCGTTCGTTTCTGGACAGGATACGGAACGCTAACTGCTGATGGACAAGAATGGGAAGGTATCGGTCAGGTATTAGGTATTTCAGAAGCAACTGAGGCTGCTGATCTAGCCGCAAATGGCATTACAGTCACTTTATCTGGCCTCGATACATCTGTCTTATCTGCAATCCTCAATGAGAACTACAAACTCCGTCCATTGAGCATTTATGTCGGTGCGCTTGATGCCGACAACGTACCAGTATCAACTTTGTATAAGACCTTTGATGGTAGAATGGACACCATCAACATTCAGGAAAATGCAGACAAGGTAACGCTAGTCATAAATGCAGAAAGCCGTTTGATTGACCTGAACAGACCGCGCACACGCAAACTGACTGATGCTGAACAGAAGTCACGGTATCCTGGTGATGATTCTTTAGCGCAAGTTGCATTGCTCGCAGATCGACAGTTGGATTGGGGTAAATAATGGGTTTCTGGAAAAGCGTCACCAACATTGTCAAAGTAGCAGCGATCACTGCGGCTGTCGCCTATACAGGTGGCGCGGCAGTTGCTTATTTTGGCGGAGCAACGGCAACAGCAGCACTTGCTTACGGAGCATCGGTTGCTACAACGGCATTTGTGATGACTGCCGTAAGTGGTGCGGTCAATGCAATTCTTTATGATGAGCCAGAAGTTCCAGATGCCGGATCATCGATTTCAGGTCAGCTAGTCACTACACGCAAACCTGCTGAAAACGCACGAATCATCTACGGTAAGACACGAGTCGGTGGAAACATCGTATTCATGGAACTGACCAACGGCAACAAAGACCTGTACATGGTGATGACGCTAGCAGGGCATGAGATTGCAGATATATCCAAGATTTACGCTAATGACACAGTGATTAAGACTGACCCTGATTTCAACACGCAATATGATCTGTCGTACAACGGCAAGTCTGGATATCTATCCGTAGAAGTCAGTAATGGCTCTGACGAAGGTACAGTATTCAATTTGCTATCAGGTACTTCAGGTTCAGGCAAGCGATTCA